CTGGATTCTTCTGCTGCCACTCTTGATGATAACGCGCTAAATCTTGCTCTGTTACAATTGAAAGCTTTAAATTCTCGCGCTGTACCTGACGGATGTCTGTCTGTACTCTCTCATAGATTCTATTAAGTCCACCGATCTCAAGAACTTCAAGACCTTCCTGTGGATCAATAAAGCCCATCTTCATTAAGTCTGTAATGAATGCTTGTTTAGCTGCACGACTCGTCGGCAAAGCCGACCCAGCCTCAGTACGAATATCTGTATTACCAGCAAGATCAGAACCTTTAAATGTACGAACGTCAAAGGAGCTGTCAAGCCCTACCATTTTAACAGTACGACCTTCATCCCAATAAGTATGAGCATAAGTTAGACATTGTGAAGCTACCTTTTCAACTACATCTTCAATGGAATCGAAGTGAGACGCAATTAAAGTTTCATCTTGTTCCTGTAAATAACTGATGGCGACAGCCGCTGTTACACCGGGGGGAGTTTGACCCTGACTAACTTCGTGCTGTCCTGAAAGATCTGAGATATCTGTATAAAGTCGATTTACTTCATTCTCAACGTATGACGGTAAATTCTGCATAGCCAGCGGTTGCGGAGGAGTAAAGCCTGCCTTATAGGTAATAACCTGACCAGGTTCGGTAGTAATCTTTCTAGGATCAATAGAGCCCTGTTCCGCTAACAGCTGAGGCTTAGCCATCCTGTTCTTTGCTTCTATAATCTGTGCTCTAGTCCTATTGAGCTCCCGCTGAATCGGAATCAAGTCGGTAATGATCGAATCGCTGTAAAACTTACCTGTAGGAACTGCATCCAATTTAGCAAAAGGATACTGTTTATGTTCGTAGGGCCATCCATCCATTCCACTGACTACCTGATTAGAGGCAATAGTGTACATGCCCCCATCAGGAAAATCAGTAGAAGTTCCAGGCTTAATCCACACCTCTAAAACAAGAGCAATATCTTTTCTTTGATTCTGTTGATTAATACCCATAACACTTAGCATAGACTCTTCAACAATAGAAAGCTTTTCATCAGAAGGTTCCACACCTAAGTTATTACGTACCCATTCCTGTGTCTTTAGTTGGACGTGAATTAAGTATGGCTGATCTTCTAAGTTCTCTTCCTTTAGATCAGGAACGAAAACGTGGAACGGAGTTTCAGCCTTGAGTATAATATCGCCAGGAGTCTCAGGATTGTCTGGATCAGTCGCATCTTTATCCCAGTATTGCTTTATAAAGCCATTGCCACAAATACTCTGCCAGAATACGGCCTGTCGCAGAATCCTATTAAAATGGTGCTTTCTCCAGAGACCTTGCCAAATCTGTTCACCAGCCTGGGCAGCAAAAATGTCCCTGTCTTCCATGCTAGACGGGACCACGTAAGCATTAGGTTGTTGAGCAGTCAAGCGTGCCATCTCTTTACGCATAACGCGCCTGATCTGATTAATGACAGGACGAGATACGTAGTAGGGAGCCGGAGGTACGTACATATCAAACGTACGACTACCAGCGTCCTTAAATTTCACATAATGATTTCCGTAGTAAAACGCTAAGTTTAAGTACCACTGTCTCTCTTGACGGAAACGATCACCCTGTGCTCTTTGAAACTTTTCTAGACCATCAGCTGCTAGCTTTTCTAGTAATTTCTTAGCGGCCCTCCCCTCTTTCTGGAATAGGTCGTTCGACGTCAACACCGAAAGCGTCGAAGACCCCGTCGCGGACGGCGTCATCGTCACCATATATGGTAACTCCTAAATCTTGAAGTTGTTCAGATTCACTAACGTCGTCTCTCGGTACATATACATTAAGATTTCTTTCTGGTTCTAGTGAGTTCTGTAAGCGTTGGAATGTCGCTACGTCCGGACTCTGTAACCGGTTCAGAAGTTCCCGATTCATCTGGAGTAGGTCCTGATTCATCTTTGGATTTTGTAGTATCCATATCAGGTACAGGTTGCTCGTTAGAAGCGCTACTACCAGCAAGCATAAGATTAATATGATGGAGTTCATCTACTAAACTACCTACTTTCTCTTGTATAACATTTAACTGTCGACTTAGCTGTGCATTATTCTTCTTTTGTTGAAAACCTTCAGAAGGTCTCTTAATGGGCTCAATCAACTTATACACTTCAATTAAGCAGAGAGTACAAATGTATACTACTCCATAACCTTCAATAGTAAGTCCAAAGTCTACGTATCTACGTCCATCCGGAACAGACGCACCACAGTTTGCACAACGTCCCGGTGACATAATAGGTGTAGCCATTATATGGAACTTGGAAATGATAGTATCCAAGGTACTCTCCCTAATGTAATCTACGTCATTTAACCTTGGTAATTTTCCATGTCTTTCATGGTACCCTTTACCAAACTTCTCTGCTGTCACCAAACTTCTCCATAGCCATAATCCCTTTGGGCGACAGGGCGGTCAAATTCTGGATCAGTTCGCCAAGGAAACTGTTGCTTACGGCTAAACTCTACCATCTTGGGGACAAGTTCCTTTGACGGGGCTAAATCATTGGTATCAGGAACAAGTCCAAAGAAATATCCAGAAGACTGTACGGCGTGGTCATCTTTTTTCTGTGGCTGTTCTTGTCTGTTGTTAAGGTCCGCTATTTTGCCAGATTGATAAGTCTTGAAACGATGCTTACGTATTTCCTTGATGAGGTTAGGACATCTATTAGCTATAATGTACCAGCGCTGCTGTCTAAAGTACTCATTCATTTTGTTAAGATAACCGTTACCAATAAGCTGCTTGGCAGGAATGATAGGAATACCTTCATTCCTGTATTCAGTTAGTGGAGAAGTTCCTGTAATCGCGCTTCGTTGTGCCATTGAAGGGTCACCAATATGAATCTCAGGCATCATATCAAATTCTTTATTCACCTCCTTTACCTTATCTGCGTGCATCTTAATAGTCCATAATCTTCTGTAATGTTCCATGAACGTAATCACTGTACCGTCAGGACTAACTGCATGCCATAGCCAGGCTGTAGGGTTGTTAAATCCATGATCTACCGATGCGTACACAGACCAGAAATGAGGTGGCTTACCTTCAGACTCTATTACATTTACGTCGTAGTTAAATTGTGGAAGAGTCAACCCGCCTTTAGGTACGAAGTTATCTCCACCACCAAGACGAATCTGTCGATCTTCTTCATCCAGGTCACTAGCTAAAATCTCTAAAGCATCTGCGGAGATATTAGGATTATCGACAACTCTGATCTTAAAGTATTTAACGTTGTGAGGGTCACCCTCAATTAAGTCTGTATGTACCCACGTAAGACCTTCAACGGGAGTCATTGTAATCCAGAACTTACCGTTGTAGTCTAATAGTCTAAATTTCGATTCAGTGAATATGTTCTTCGGGCATTCCTCATCCGCCCATAAGAAATGCCTTGGAGTTCCGGCAAAGGATTCCAAGGCTTGTCCGTGAGCTTTAATCTCTAAAGTAGAGCCGTTTCTAAGTTTGAGTATATGCTTCCTTTTGTTGTAAGAATCGTCGAAACTGCTGTTAATTAATTCACTAGGAGGTAGCCATTGACGTAATAGTGGTTCAATAATTTGGTCTGCTCCGTAGTCGAAGTCAACAGTAATAACTCGACCAAATACTGGAGGCTCTGGAGTTCTTAAATAGGGGTGTTTACCGGTAAGCCACCAAATAGACTCAACAGCACCCCCTACACTTTTCCCGAACGGTTATCCCCTGCTAATAATCTACCAACTGAATCACACTTATGAAATTCTAGCTGACCACCAGGATTAGGAATGTAATTAAGTACATTAGGTTTCTTAGCTGCTTCACTAAAACCAGCGGCGACAGCCGTTACTATTTCACTCAGGCTCATTGTCATGCTGAACTACTATTCGTCAAACCTAGGTCTGTAAGAGCATTTAATAAGTTGTTTAAGGCTGCCCCACTTGTTCTACTACCTGTAATAGTTACACCAGCTAATATAGCTTTACTGCTTCGTCCGTCATGTTTATGATCTCCAGGACTGGCTTGGTTGGCGTCTGGTCCTAATGTGTGGTGCTGAGCTACTTTTGAACTATCTTTATCCGATTTAGCATGAAATGCATTAACCTGTTGGGGCGACAGGGAGCCTGGTTGTGTCATCCGTCCACTCCTCTGTATTCCATAAAAGCGGATATTCTATCATTTGTGTTCCAAACGAAAGGATTTTCTCCGTCAACTACTCTAGACGTAATGGAGCGCTCAGTGATGAGTACCGCTGTTTGTGCCGTGCGTAACTGAACTAAGGCAGTTTGTGCGTTCGTACTAACAGCTGAACTATCTCTTAAGAAAGCTGAACCTATAGCTGGACTTCTTGAAGCCCAACTTGATTCTCCAGGGTGCAAAAGTTCTACTAACTCAGGGTGGGCTGCAACAGGTAAACTTATAGTGAAATAATTATTGCCAGATCCTGGATCAATGCCAGCTCCTCCAAATTGAACTAATACATAAGCATACACAATACCAAAAATCTTTATCCACAATCCCGAGACACTACCTGCATCTCCAATGTTAGGAGGAGTAGTACCTTGCACAGAACCGAGAACAGCAGCGTACGCCTGTAAGTCAGGGTTTCCAATAAGCCTGTCCAGTAAATCTTGATTTAATTGATTCGTGAAAGTCCAGTTTCTAACGTTTTCATGTTCGTCAGGAACAATAAATCCTGTTGGGTTAATCTCTGTAATTCCCATTACGCGGGCACGTACTTACAAAATAGGTTAAAAATGTCACCGTCAGCTGCACCTAAATCTGAGTTAAAACCGTTAGAACCCTGCTCACCCAGCACACTTACATCAGGCACAGTTGCACTCCTCAATTGAATAACTCCAGTTTGAGAACTAGAGATAGCACTAGAATCTCTAAACAAAGCTTTTCCTAAAAGACTACCGTCACCAAAAATTTCTGATCCTGAATATAACGCGTGTGGGGCGACAGGGAGGGACCACCTATAGGTACCTGAACCAACCACAAAAGTGCTACCTATTACTAGTCTAATCCACACCAATATCAAACTGGGGTGTGGCAGTTGCCACCGACCTGTAATTACCGAATTTCCTAGAGTAGGGTCAGTGGTCAAAGCCGTCAAATCTGGAGTGTAAGTACCTGAATCTCCTACTAATAATTCGTCTAACGTATTACAATCAGCAGCGTTCTGTCCGTCATCCATTGACACAGTACGAGCCCAGTTAGGCATAGGCTCGTCTTCATCGGGCTTAAATAAACCTAGATTAGGTGTAGTCGTTACTCCCACTTAAGCCGCCTTGTAGCAGAAGTTACCATTCATAGTATCTCCTCCTGCAAAGGTAAACGGTACGTTATGTGAAACCCACCTAGAAGTAGCTGTCGCTTCTGTGTACATTCTCATGTTCTGTGTGTTACCTGAAAAACTAACAAGTTCTAAAGCAAAGGTTTGTGAATTAGTAGCTGTATTAGCGTCTCGTACAGAGCCTTGTCCTATTACATCTCCATCACCAGCAGTACCCGAAGAGATCTCATGAAAAGTTGCATCTGGTAAGCTAGGAAGAGTAATTGAGTAAAAGCCACTACCGATGTTTAGTCCTGAACCAAATTGGAGGATAAATCCTCCAAAGACAAAACCGTTAGGAAGTTCTACAAAGTAACCGTCTCTACGTTCGTCACTAGTACCTAAACTAGGTTGGCTTGTAGTAGCTTGCAATAGAGGCACGTAAGTCTGAAAACTCAAGTCACCTAGGTAGTCATTGATTGCGTTCTTATTATCTAACTCTAATTCTGTGAACCTGACCCAGTTTCTAGCAACCTCTTCCACATCTGGCTTAGCCAAGCCGAGGTTAGAAGTAAAGGTGACTGTCACTATTTCCTCCTCGAAATTTGTACTACCCGTCAACACTTGCGAAGGTGGTTACGGTTAAAGTACTTCGTTCAGCCTTTGAAGCAATGCGTTTTAACCGACCGACAAATTCTAAGAAGTTAATACGTTCCTGCGACCTGTCTGGTCGAGGTTAACCTGTACTCCGTCAGCGGCGATAGGGGCGGCTGCTAGAATCTTCTGACTAATTCTACCAAGAATGGCAGCGTCTTTAACTTCTTCTTGTACAGCTTCAATAATTCTCTGAATCACAACCTGAAGGTTTAAGATTTGCTGGTTGTTCTGTGAGAATTCACCTGTCACTTCAAAGTAATACTTTAGTGCTTGGAAATCTCCCTGTCGCACTAGCTTAATAAATTCAGTAATAGCTTCTGGTCGAATGTTCTCTAGGTTACGGTCAGCAACTGAGTTTAAGTAAGACTTGAAGATCGGGTCATTAAGCCACGCCTGCCACTGCTGCGGTAATACACCTAAGTCAGAAAGCTTACGCTCGTTCGAGCGAATGTCTGCAAAGTTCATAACGGTAATAGCACAAGCTACCTGAGTAGGACTCAGGTTCTTACTTTGTTTCTCAGCTACGTGCCAATTTAGTCCGCGACTCTCTAAAGCTTCTTGTACTGTACGGTTCTGTAGGAAGAAGTGAATCTCAGATACGGAGTAACTTAAGGCTAGTGCGGCTTGTTCTGGAGTAGGGAAACCTCTGTCTTCTAAGAAGTAAAAACGCTCACAGTAGCTAATGAAGTTCTTCTCTTTTACTCCTAGCTTTCGCTTAAGAGGCTTAATTTCATTTGTCATAAGTCAGGACACACTTCGTGAACTAGGCCGGTCAGGAGGGGGTTACCTGGTAAGTACGAAGGTATGTTATTAACCCAACAGTGTGATTGGTAGTCGTAAATTCCCTTCCAGCAGATTTTACACGTAGTAATTCTAGCGTCCTTAACGGACCTTCCTCTTTTCTCTTCCAGCCTCACCCCGCCCATTTCATATATTCCGCTCTCTGCTAAAATTGTTCCCGATATTACCTCTTACGTACGCTATAAGCGTAGCAGTCTTGGACCCTGAAGTCAACCCCCTGTATACGTGCAGGTCAGAGGCTATCCATAGTGTGCACACAGTGGACTGCAGCGCTGTGACCTGGGCTTATGCAATAGGTACTGTAAATAACTCTTAAAACAATAACTAAGTTATAGTTGATCTTGGCGGGGATAGACCTCCCTGCATTTTCGCAGGTCAGAGGTACTATCCACATAGACTGTCCAATGTGGGTATCCATAAGCGACAGGGGCCTGTAAGGCTCTTGAGCTGCTGTTATGCAGATTCCATAGTAGTTTTAGCAGGTCACCGAAGGTGTCTAGAGCTACTTTCTAGGTATATCCTCATTCCCTATGTTGATCTTGTGATTATATGACTGTATTTTTGCATGAAGTAAGGAATTACCACAACCCCTTGGCTGGAAATTATTGGGACAAGATGGACAGTCAGCATGTCGTTGAGGCAAATTTTGAAATATAGAAATAGTTAGATATTGAAATGAGGGTTCGAGTGGACATATAGATGTGCGAATACGTAGATATAGGAATGTGTATTGTATATCTATATTGTGCAGTCCATCTAAGTCGGATATCCCATAAACATATATATTAATATTTACTGTTGTTTTGCCGAGGAGAGGTAAAGCCCATTTCAGGTAACCCTGTTGAGGGGGTTACTGAAATGGTCTTTCCCTCCGAGGGTGAAATGATCTTACCTATTCCATTTAATCGCTTCCATTTCCACTCCACAGCCATCCCACTCCACCTTAGACAGCCATAACCGCAGCTCAGACCCTATGCCAGCATGGGATTTGACGGAATGCTTCAGCCGGTATACCATTGACCACATGAGACCTGAGATCTCCATGCATATGCGTTTCCCACCAATAACAGCCATTCCATGTAGGACAGACCCGAGAGGCCGATTCGGACATAACCGGACACGCGATTAGACACAGGAGGTAGACACATAATGCTGAATCAAGAGCTAGCAGACATTATTACTTCGTACATTGAGGACGATTTACAGAGACCTGCTGGGGTTAAAGAGATTGCCGATAAGTTAGACCGCCCTGTCGCCACTGTCCATCGTTGGTTGCACAATCAAGACCACTTTATACAGACTAAAGATAAGAAGTGGACGACACCAGGACAGTCAATACAGACATGGCCCGAAGAAGGTGAGTGGGCACAAAGGTGTTATGACCGTGAAACAATTGTAAAGATGCTGGTAAATATTGATGAGAACTTAGGTGATCTAATGAAAGGGGAGCAGGCGTACCTAAAGTTAGCTGATATGGCTAAGCAACGGGCT